GCTTCGCCGCCATTGTTGAGTCCGCCTATGAGTGATGTGATTGCGTTCCAGAGGCCAGTGAGTTGGCTTTTGAGGCTGGCCGTCGCCGAGGCGAGCATCTGGAAGCCGGGGATGTTGGAGATCGTGTCGCCAAGGTTTTTGAGTTTCGCCTGTGTGGCGGGTATCGCGTTCTCGAGACCTTGTTGGAGTGCCGCTCCGACTTTTTGCAGGGTTGGTGTGACGGCTGCGGTGAATGTATCGATGAGTGGGATGGCTTGGTTGAACAGGCCGCGTAAGCCGTCGAGGACTGGTGTGGCGGCTGTTTCTCCGAGTCGGCTCAACGCGGCTTTCACGTTGGCCAGGGCGCCGGTGAATGTGGTGCCTGCGGATAGTGCGGCGCCGCCTAGGCCTTCCTGCATGGCGTCGGCGAAGGTTTGGAAGTCGATTTTGCCGTCCGAGACCATGTCGGACACTTCGGCGCTGGTCTTGTTCAGATGCTTGCCGAGCATTTGGAGGACTGGGATGCCGCTCGACATGAGCTGGAGCATGTCGTCGCCCTGGAGTTTGCCTCGGGCGGCGACGGAACCGAAGATCATGCCGATGTCAGTGAGGCTTCTGCCGCTGATCTGCGCGGTGTCGGCCACGGTCTTGAGGATCTTGGTGAGCTGGTCGCCTTCCTTGATGCCGGAGGCGGACAGGCTGGCCGCGACGGTCGCGGCGTCGCCCAATCCGAACGCGGTGCCCTTGACGGATGCGAGCGCGTCGTTCATGATTTCGGTGACGCTCGCGCTGTCGTGGCCGAGGCCTTTGAGTTTGGCTTGCGCGTTCTCGATGTTGAGGGCGCGGGTGAAGCCGCCTTTGGCGGCCAATGCGGTGATGCCGCCGGCGAGGGTGGCGATCGCGCCTGTGCCGACCTTGCCGATTTTGCCGAATGCTCCGCCGATCTTCGAGATGAGGGTGCTGGAGCTTTTCTTGGAGGCTTTGTTGACGGCGTCGCCGATGTCGCCTTCGATGCTTTTGCCGAATCCTTTGCCGGATGGTTCGACGTGGACGTATGCGACGCCTATGTCCTGTGCTGCCATCGTGTTTCCTTATTCGTAGGTTGGGATTCCGATGGCGGTCGGAGTCAGAGGTCGTCGTTGATGTGGAAGTAGGCTTTGAGCCGTTCCCTGTCCTCGCGTTGACGGCGGGTGAGGTTGTGCGTCGGGGTTGGCGGGCGGAGCGGGTCGTGCTCGTGGTCGAACCATGGGCGTTTGCGTTGTCCGGACAGCGTCCAGACCGCCTGTTCGGCTCCGTCGGGCGCGTAGACGGCGTTCTGCAACGCCATCCACGAGTGGCTCGTATGGTCTTTGAGGATTTCGCGGGTCAACGCCCAGGCGAGTCCCCAATCGACTCGTGGACGTTGGCCTTCAACCCATTCCCGGAAGCGTACGGGCCTGTAGATCTGCCCGTACGCTCGGATCCAGTCGTAGGCTAGTGCCGCGCGATTGTTGTTCCAGAGGTGGGCGAGGTAAACGCTTTTGGGTCCAGTCCGGATTCCTCGGCCCACGCCTTGATGGTCGCGGTGAGGTAGGCCATCGGACGTTTGGTCTTGCGCAGCACGTTCCAGAAGTTCGGCTGCATCGTCTGGAAGTAGGCGAGGAACGTGCTCACGCAGGCCATGGTTTCCTCGTCGGACAATGCGGGCTTGCTTTTGATCAGGAGGATGGCCTGGACGAGTTCGATGGGCAGTTCCGCGTTGTTGAGGTTCGGCAGGTCGAGTTTGACGCCGGCGACCTCGAGGTGCACGTCGGGTTTGAGCTCTTCCGCTTCGGTCAGGTCTACGTCCACGACATGGTATTCTTTGTCGCTCATGTTGGCTCCGTTCTAATGGTTGGCGGTTGAATGGGTGTCCCGTGCGGCCGACGGCCATCGGCCGCAGGGGAAGAATCAATGGGTCACTTGGCGTCTTCAGTGACGAGGCCCCATGCGTGGAACTGTTCGCCGTTGGTGCCCTTGAGCATCTTGAACGTCATGCTGAAGTTCATGATCTCGCTGGATTTCAGGCTCACGTCGTCACGGTCGCTCACCTTCGCGTTGGTGCCGTACAGGAGGAACGGACGGTCCTGCTGGTCGAGCGCGACCAGCACGAGGATCCACTCCTTCTTCAATCCGGCGCCCTTGATGCTGATGCCGCCGTCCGAATCGACGTCCACGTCGAAGTAGGCCGACACCACATCCTTGCGGCCCTCCATGGCGGCGAGCTGCAGGGTCCAGTAGCCCGGATCCGTGTCGGACAGCACGATGTCGCCGTTGTGGGCCTTGTAGTCGGTGCTGTCGCCCGGTTCCGGATGCAGTACGGCGCCGTCCTCCGTGGAGTAGCCGATCGGCTTCTTGCTTGCCGGCGGGGTCCAGGCCACTCCGGTCGGAGCCACGAACGTGCTGTCGCCCTTGGGGAACAGGAACAGCGCGTAGTTCTTGATCAGGCGCACGTTGCCTGCGGTGTTGCCGCTGGACACGTACCCGTAGTCGGTCGCGCCCTGCGCGGCGACGGTGGTTTTTTCGTTGTTGTCAGACATTCGTCTGCACCTTTCCGTTCTTCGCGTGTGGCGGCACGTTGTCTTTGGTTGTGTTTCAGTTGACGGTGACCTCGAGCAGGAGCACTCCGTACGCGCACACCAGCCTCTTGTCCTCGTCAGTCATGCGTACCGGCCCGGATTCGAGTGACGCGTCGATGAGCGGCGCGACGGTTCCGAGCCCGATGATCTCCCTCGCGATGTCGGCCCACAGGCGTGCGGCCTTGTCCCAGTCGCCCGTATGGTCCTCTCTCATGCAGCGCACGCTCAGCCGCAGCCGCACGTACTGCGAGATTGGGGTGCTCATGCCTTGCATGGAGTCGGCCAGCGTGGCTTCGGTGAAGGGAGGTTCGAGGTCGCTTCGTTCGATGGTGTCGAACGTCACGTCCGGGAACAGTGTCCTCAGTTTGGGCAGGAGCAGGGGTTCCGTGCGCCGGGGAGTGACCGGGATGCTCATACGCGCATCCTTCCGAGCGTGTCCTCCAACGTGCCGTGCGCCTTCTCCACCGGTGCCGGGCAGATGATCGCCACGCCGCTGCGGTTCTTGCCGTCATGGTCGCGGACCATGCAACGGTCATCCTCTACGGCGGCTTCGGCCGCGTCCCTCATGCGCGAGCGCAATGTCTCGTTTTTGAGGACCTGTTGGCTGAACGCCTTGCGGTTGAATACGAATCTGCATCGTTTGGCCATGCTTATCCTTCCCGTTCGCCCACGGTGATGACGTCGCCGATGTGGCGTCCGTGGAGGTTGTTCCACACTTGCGGTTTTCCTTTGACGGGCAGGAGGATGCCTCTGACTTTGATCAGGTCGGTGGCTTGGATGCCGGTCGGTTGGCTACCGCGGATGTGGATCGTGTATTCGGTGGTCTGCGGGCTGGCGTTCTCCTCGGTCTGGTCGGTGGTGGAGGTTGGCGCGACCATCGCCTGGAACGTGCCGACGCGGGCGGGTTTGCCCTGGATGGGGTTGCCGTCCGTGTCGGTGGTGGACTGGCCGCGCCACACTTCGATGGTTTCCACTAGGACGTCTCCCCCGTTGCCATGTCGACGCTGAACGCGCGCTGAGCGTTGATGCCAAGGATGCGTTTCTCGTCGTCGCGCAGCCAGAGATCGCCGGTGGGCGCTCCGAAACTGTATTGTTCGCTGAAGCTGCCGGTGGTCTGGTTCATCTGCGTGATGCCGCCGGGAATGTCGTACGGGTCGGCCTGCATGATTCTGCGGACGATGTCGCAGGTGATCTTCGTCAGCAGGCGTGGCCGTTCTTCGAGGAGCCGCCGCCAGATGGGCGAGCGTTCCTTGATGTAGTCGGTCACGTCCGCGAGATGCGTGTCGGCTTTCTGACGTTCCTCGTCGGTGAGCTTGTGCCACCTCCGTTCGAGATCGTCGGAGGTGGCGAACATGTCCGGTTCGTCCGTCATGGTCACTTCTTGTCCGGCAGCTTGATCACCCCGGAGGCCGCGAGGCCGGTGATAGTGTCGTCGAACTGTTTCGCCAAAGTATTGAAAGCCGTGACGAGCTTGTCGAATTCATCCTTGGTCGGAGCGGCTGCGGCGGCCTTGACGATGTTGCCGTCAACGTTGCCAATCGTCTGTTCGGGCGCGAACTGCTTGATGCCGCCGAGGGTGTCCTTGCCGGCCTCCGGCAGTTCGTAGGCACCGGAACCGGCGGAGAAGGCGGTGCCGTCAGTGTTGACAAGCCGCACCTGCGCGTCCAACGGACCGACAGTGTGCTTTTCCTCGCCTGCGGGGTTGATCACAAGCGTCTGGATGGGGAAACTCATCGTTCACCTCATTCCGTGGCCTTGAGCACGGCGAACGCGTTCGGGTCGATGACGGCGAACGCGTACATCGCTTCGGTACGGTATGCGATCTGGTTGCGGGCCTTCAGGTCCACGCCGGTCTGGTCCGGGTCGCCGTAGGCGATGATCTCGCTGGTCAGGTCGCGGACCATGCCCCATTTGATGAGGCTGAAGTCTCCCATGAACGCGAGCACCTTCGTCGAGGGCTTGGCCAGTCGTCCGTTGACGGTTCCGGAGGTCGCGGCGGTGATGCCGTCCAGGCTGCCGGCCTGCAGGTTCAGCGGGATCTCCGGGTAGAAGCGCATGCCGGTGGAGGGGACGCGCAGCTTGCGCAGGCGGGACGCCCAAGTCTTGGACAATGCCACGCCGTTGATGTCGTAGGAGTCGTTCAGCGCATCGGCCAGGGCGTCCACGTTGCTGATGTCGTCATCGCCGGCGGTCACCTGCACGGCGGACGTGCTCAACGGGTTGAATCCGGAAAGCGCGGTGCCGGTCTTCGGGTTAATCGCATGGTAGATCACGTAGTCGAGCGCACGGCCCAAAGCGGCTGCCTGATCCGCCTGGATGCTGCGGATGATCTGCAGCTGGTTGTCCTCGTCGGCCCACTGGAGTTCGCTGGTGACGCGGGTGGTGGTCTGCACCTTGAAGCGCTTCGCCACGACGGAATCCACGGTCTGCTCGTAGCTGTTCTTGACCGCGCCTTCGGCCACTACCTCGGCTTCGCTCTTGCCGTTGAACACGAGGTAGTCGGCGTCGGAGAAGATCTGCGGCGTGCTGGGGCTCAGGGACGCGATGGTGCTGGTGTCCTTGGCCTTGTTCACGATTTCGGTGGCCACGCTCACGGGGAGCTTGATCTGGTCTGTTTTCATCGCCATGATGGCTTGTCCTTTCGGATGGTTGGGTTATTCGCCTAGGAGCTGGTGGATGTACGAGAGCTCTTCGGCGTCCTTGTTGTTGTTCTGGTGCGAAGGAGAGCCTGTCTGGTTCCTCACCTGAGGCGGCTTGGATGCCGGATGCAATGCCGCTCGCAGGAGGTCCGCATGCGCTTCGAGTTCCTCCTTGGTTCCGCCGCGCAGCAGTTCGGCCGGAACGTCCTTGTCTTTGGCGACTTCGGACACCCATTCCGCGTGCTGCTTCTCGGCCGCGGCGTCGTCGATCTGCTTGCGCAGCGCCGCGTTCGATTCCTTGAGTTTGTCGATTTCGCTCTTTCCGGCGTTCTCCATCTCGTCGAGTTTCATGGCCTTGGACTTGAGCTCGTCGTAGTCCTTGTACTTGCCGCGCTCCTTGGCCAGTCGCTTCTCGACGATCTGGTCGACCTGTTCCTGGGTGAACGACCTCGGCTCACCGCCGTCGCCACCGTCATTGGAACCGCCCTCGTCGCCACCGCCGTCGATGAGACGGATGTGTGCCGGGAATCGGAATCTGATGGACATGCTGCTCTCCTTTGCTGTTTCCCGTGGATTCGAGTTCGACCGCGCCACGGTGCGCTGTATGGTCCTCCCACGCGATACGGCGCATGGTCGCCGCCAACCTGAATGGCTGGCCGAGTGGTGGATGCAGGATTCGCACCTGCGCGGCTGTGAAGCGCCCGAGTTACAGTCGGGTCCATTCGTCTGCTCTGGCAATCCACCGAAATCAATGGTTTTTGGTAAAATAGAAGTACCGGAGGTCCCGTGCAGACTTGAAATAATAGCCTATTCGTGCGGGAGTGCCTCCGGGTTTTTATTGCAGCTCGATTTCTCTCATCCCGTTGTTGTCCAATAGGAACAAACGTCTGATCTTGTTTTTCTTATGCAGCGCGTTATAGCGGGAAAGTTGCGTCACCAGTTTCTCCGGAGCCGAGTATCCAGTGAGATCCACAATGAATGCATCCTTCACGACACCATGCTGCTCGGCTTTGGATACCGCTTTTGAGATGTTCTTCGAAATGGATCCGTAGTCTGGGCGTTTTTGCCGAGATGACTTAACCTCGCACTCAAGGTCTTGCTCAATCCATTTCAAGTCATTCGTCGATTTGTGCCCCAAAGTATCGCGTGGAATCCATTCGTAATGCTGTCCGAGTGACTTGAAATGTTCCAGGAACACGATTTCATGCATCTCAAGGACGTCTGCGTCTACTGGGACGCCAAGCGCCTTCTGCCTTCCATCCCATCCTTTCTTGCTTAATGATTTCTCGTCGCGCATGCCGGTGAAATCATGTTCGACTTTGAAAGACGCACGTTTCTTCGGCATGATCCCGTCGCTCAATTGCTTAGGGAACTTATGACGCATAACGAATGTGACGGCATTCGCGTCGGCCGAATCCAACTTGATTCCGGCTTCCTCGGCGGAGGACTTCCAATTCTTTCCCAATGCGTTGCCGTTGATGGCTTGCACGGCCTGATCGTACATGGCTTTATACTTCGCTTGGTCATAGCCGAAGATCTTGTCCTTGCCCCAGCTGCACACGGGAATGCAACGGCATTTGCCGTTATGGAAAGAGCCGCCGAAGTCCGCGCTTTCCTCACTGGTGTATGCGAATCCTCGGCTGGCGAGCATCACGCAAAATGCACAAGGATTGGAGCCTCGTGGGACGCGTGCCCATCCAGGATGCGTCTCGTCGGCGTCGCGGTTGTTCTGCGTGGTCAATCGTACAGACCTGCTCATCATGTCGGCAATGAACTGCTGCCAGTCGTCCACCGTCTTCAGGTCGGGCCAAAGGTCTTCAACAGTCAGCCCGTTGGCGTTGCCATGCTTCAAATTAGTGTAGTTATGCCCATTCCAATCGGTTCCAGTGAAACCGCCTACCTGACGGTATAGCACTTCATATTCGTCGCAAGTAGATGAGACGTAGGGCGGCATTTTGATGCCGGCGTATTTCTGCCACAGGTTCCTGGTGTCAGTGTAGTACCTGCGTGATCGTTCGGACGCATCGCGGGTGTACCTGAGCACTATGTCTTGTCGTTCCAACGGTTTCGCGGATTCCATCGCGTCGGTGGCGTCGTCTGTCAGATTCTCAAGATCAGTCTCGTAATCCCTATGCAGTTTCTCCAGTTTCTGACGAAGCTGCGCTTTCGCCGGTTCCGGCAGATCCAGATTGTTCAGATCCATCCGTCACCTCCGAGGACGCCGCGCTTCTGTCCATGAGCTGGTCGATGCGTTGTTCCGATTTCTGCCGTTGCTGGTCGGCGCGTAGGCGGGTGATTTCCTCGCGGGTCAGGCCGAGACGTTCGAGTCCGACATCGGAGTCGGCGTAGCCGGTGATCTTGTCGGCGATCTTCGTGAACGCGTCGGCGCGCGCCGCGTCGGAGATTTCCCTTGTGGGCGCCCATACCGGATGCACGTCGCGCATGGAGTCGGGTATCGTGTTCGCGCCTTCGCGCAACGCCACGGCGATGCCCATGGCCCGTTTGAGTTCCCGTCCGAAGGCCACGTTCTGCTTGTCGGCGATGCGCGTCAACCGTCGTTCGGCGGATGCCATGGCCTCGGCGCTGGTCGGATTGTCCAACGTGATGCCCAGATAGTCGACCGGCACCCGGGTCTGCGAGGCGACGAGCATGGCCATCGTCTTGAGCATGTCCGAATGGGGCGTCATGGACGCCTGCTGCACCTGCTGCAATTGGGGAAGGTTGCCGTCCTCGTCGGCACTGATCGCGTTGATCGCCTGGATGAGACTCTTCCACGTGTTGCTGCTGAACGCGTCCCTGTTCGCTCCGATGAACCAGAGTTTCGGAACGGAATAGAATTCGGCCGACGCCTCCATGCGGACCACGGTACGGAATCCAGCATCGACAAGGCTCATGAGCGAACGGCTGATGCGGCTGTGGCCGAACGGCCGGTCCATCTGCCTGTCATAGGCGAGCGAGACGACCGTCGGCTGATCGAAGTTCGTTTCGATTTTCTCCGCACGCCATGGCATCAGGTGGCCGGAGCATTCGTAGACCTTGCCTGGAAGCCACACGTTGAACGCGCATATCCGCCCGTCCTTATCGTCCTCGGTGATGGTCAACGCGGCGGCCAGACGATGGTTGCGCCGGTCCCAGATGCCCGCGGACCAGTCGGCGGAACGCGGAATCATACTGATTCGTTCCGGATCCTCCGGGTCTGCGGCGATGGTCAGGAAACTGCATGAATGCTTGTAAGCGGATACGATCAGTTCTGACGTGGCCACGTCCAATTGGTTGTCCTCGAACAGGTCGCCAACGCCCATCGTGTCGTCACCGGAAATGCTGAACCCTTCCAGGTCGCTCAAATCGCTCAATGAGCGGACGGCCAGTTCCGGCCATCCAATCATCGCCTCGACCTTGTTTTTGATCTGGTCCGGGATGGAGATTCCGAAGTCCTTGAACCGTTCCTTGCAGTCGTAGTAGGCTCCGCGGATCAGGTTGCGTGGATATTTCTCTCGCCATACGCGCAACAGTTCGTGGATGATGGGCATGTCCTCGTCGTCGACGCCGAGGATGGTGCCGACGTTTCCGCTTGCGGTGTCGAGGTAGCTGCTGCCGGTGAATTTCGGAGCGACACTTACCGTTGTGCCGTCGGCCATGTAGAACACCATCAGAACATCACCTCCTGTCGTCTTCCCGGATGTCGTTTCGTCGTGAACGCCCCATACAGGGCGAGAGTGGTGGACACGAGCGGCGTGATGTCGACATCGCTGCCGAGTTTGTTCCAGGCGATCGCGCCGGACTGTCCAAGAGGCCGCGTGGTGGCGCCCTTGACGGCTGCGGCCAGCTGCGGCTGGTATTCGTCCCGCGGGTGCTTGAGCGTTCCGGCTTTGAGCATGTCGAGGAACCGGCCGCATGCTCGGCCCATCTCCTGCATGTTCGTGACCGTGACCCTCACATGTGCTTTCTTCAGTTCCGGCAGCAGGCTCATGGCGGGCGACTGCGCGTCGATGACCACGCTGGCGGTCTTCGGCCAATGTTCGGCGAGCCAGTCCACGGCCCACATGGTTCCCGCCTGCCGCGCGTCCTTGATGTTCGCCATCTGGATGACGGCCGAACCGTCCGCGTACCGTAGCGCCGCTCCGATGGTCAGCACGCTCCTGTCCGGAGGCATGTCGATGCCGAAGCTCACCGTGCCGCCCTCGGGCACGTCGTCGACGGCCGCGGCCTGCCACAGGTCGGGACTGATGGCGTATGCGGTGGCGGTCTCGTCCCATATGCCAAGCGCCTCGCGACGGAATGAATCGTCCGACAGGTTGTTGCGCATGCGCATGATTGCCTGTTCGCTTGTACGTTTCGGATAGCTGGGATTCGCTTTAGCCCACTGTTCGCGGTCGTCCGGATCCGCGTCCTTGTCGGCGGCGAGCTCCACGTAGAGGAGGTTTCCGTCATGGTTCAGCGCGTGCATGCGTTTCTCCGTGAACGCATCGCACTGGTCTCCCGGCTTGGGTGGATTGCCCATATACACGACCAGGGGGTTAGGACTCGTGTTCAAAACCGGAATCATGTTGTCCATCGCGCGCACTGTGAGGATCTGCGCTTCGTCGAACACGGCCACGTCCACGCTGTGTAATCCTCGGCCGAAACCGTTCTCGCGGGCGCCGAACATGATGCGGCTGCCGGACGTGAACGTGATCTCCTGTTGGCCGTTTGCTCTGCGGATGCGTTCCACGTACCGGCCGAGCACTGGATTGTGCTCCATCTCGCACATGTCCGTGAATGTCTCGTCGCTGGTGCGCGTATGGTGGGCGGTCCAGATGGCTTTCAGGTTCGGTGTGAGTATCGCCTTGAGGAACAACGCGGTGCCGACGGTGAAGGTCTTGCCGATCTGCCTGCAGCTGGACAGCACGGCGCCGTCCGCGCCACACGCATACTTGCCTTCCGCGTTCTTGGCGAACAGAAGCCACAAGAAGCCCTGCTGCCACAAGTCGAAACGGATGCCGGCCTTGCGCGCGGCTTTGTTGATTCGAGTGAACTCGCTGCCGACGATGCCTTCCGGCTGGCGGAGGACCTTGGCGATTTCAGACAATCGACGCTCCGACATCGTCCGTCACCTCGTCTTCCTCATCGTCCAGCAGGTCGGTCAGACCGCCGCCTTGGAGCGCTTCGATGCGTTCGCATACGTCGATGAGCTGGCGGCTGATCGCGGGCAGCGCGTTCGCCGGCGTCGTGGGATCGGCCATGGCCTTGAGCAGCAGGTCACGGTTGTCTCGCAGTATGTCCAGCATGCTGCCGTCCATCATCCGTTCGAAGCTCCGCTGGTCGAGATCCTGCTCCGGCTTCTGTTTCGTTTCCACGGCTTTGACGGGCGGCTTACCGTTCCGGTCCCGTGCGGGCCTGTTCTTTTTCCGACGATAATCGGCTTTCTGGCGGCAGGACTTGGAACAGTACTTCTGCGGCCGCCCGTGGCCGGATGGCTGGAATTCCTTGCCGCAGAGTTCGCACTTCATCGGCGCTTCCCTCGCTTTCCGACCTTTCGTTGTTTCCCCTGTTTCCGACGTTTGTATTCCGGGAGGGATATCGGCACTGCACCCGAGGCGACCGGGAGGGGGTGTACCCGGGGTCCCCGCCCTGGTATCGGAGTCAGATGCCGAACGTTTTGAACGGCATCGAGCTTGCTTTCACTTCCTGTCTGCCAGCCAGCAGCGCTCGTGCGTGTTCGTCTGTCTTGTCGCTCTTCATCCTGTTGCATCTGCGGTGCGTGAGCCTGCAGTTCGCGAAGCTGTATGGATCACCGCCGCGTGAGACCGGTATGAGCTCATCCACTTCGGCGCTCATCGGATGTGGTGTCTTCAATGTCTTGTCGACCGGCTTGCCACAGATGGCGCACACATCGTATGCGGCCAGCACTCTTTGCCTGAGCATGCGCCGCCGGTATCCGTTGCTGACCCGCTCATTGCGCCGCTTGCTCATGTGGCCTCCCCGCATGTATGAGCCCCGGGGTGCCGTGGATTTGCCGACGACTATCTTCGCCGTTGGCTTGCTGGAATGCCGGTATAGGGGCTCCCGTATATGGACACTCCCGTGTCTTGTAGGGGCTCCCCATCATCTGCGAATACCCCTCCCGGATTGTCAATACCCCTACCCCGGATTTGTTTCATGGGTGCCTTCGGCGGGATTCGAACCCGCGTCCACACGCGGCCACAAGGAAGAGAATCCAATAAAGACTCGCGGCCGGTACGATCTACCACTGATTCCTACGAAGGCATACCGGCAGGCGGATTTGAGCATCACCGCATCACGAAAGCACGGGATTGGCTTGCCTGCCACATTGAGGTATGCCCACTCTGACGGGAGTGGGCGGAGCGTGTCCGATATGCCGTTCGGACAGGACGGGATATAACCCAAGGAGTTAGGAGAATCCATCGGTGGATATGAAAAGGGTTCAAACCGTTTTCCGGTTTGAACCCTTTAATCCACTGACAATTCTGCCTTGCACTTTGAAAAATGTCAAATCACGTCATGCCGGGCGAGGCGCGCGTGTACGTCGGACAGGCGGTACAGCGGCTGTCCCTTCTCGTTTCTGCCGGCCGGTTGGATCCTGCCGCGCTTGCGCCACGAGTAGATCGTGTTCACGCTGCATTGGAACCCGCATTCGCGCAGGAGTCCGGCGCATTCCTCTGCCGTGAACGCTTTGCCGGATGCGATGCACTCCTTCAGGAAGCCGAGCCGCACGTCCACCACGCGGTAAGTGCCGCCGCATACGGGGCAGGTGACCTCGACCGCGTCGATGGGCGCCGACAGTTCGACACCGCACAATGGGTTCGGGCATCTTCCGATGCCGTGCTTGGAAGGCGGCACGTCGATGATGGACAAGGTCTTGCGCGCCAAGGATTCCCAGTCGTGCCAGATGATGTCGATGTCCGGAAGCCGGTTCAACCGTGGACATGCGGCGCAGACGCTCAAACATTCCAGCAGGGACGGGTGGATCCGGCCGTTCGCCCATGGCATCGCCGATGGCGCGTACAGTCTGCGCCACAATGCGACCGCCATGTCCCCGATCTCCTGCATGTGGTCGAGCACCGGCAATCGGATTGGCGTCGGCGCGGCTGGAAGGTTGACGCGTCCAGGCTGGCGGCCTCCGTAATGCGCGGTCGAGTCCAGGAACTCATGCAGCGAATCCAACCATGCTGGATATTCCCGCAGCCAGCCGCGCATCAGCCCATCGCATCTCGCGCACATGGTGTCGCCGACAGCGCATCCTCCGCCGCAGACGAGGCACACACCGGCGAGCGCTGGTGTTGTTTGGCTGGTGTTTGTTGTGGTGTTGGTGGTGGTTGGTTGGGATTCGTTGGTCGGTTCGCACATTTGTTCGATTCCCTCCGGCGTGGTAGTCTGGTTTGTGGTAATGCCAGAGCCCGGCCGGAAGGTCGGGTTCTTTGTTTATTCGGTGGCGGAGTCCTGTTTTTCAAGGTTGACGTGTTCGATCTTGGCTCTATGGCGGAGCAGATTGGCGTATGCGTCCATGACGTCGAGCTGCCTGCTCAACAGGCTGATCGGACAGACGGGCTCGAAGTCGAGCGTGCCATCCGCATACCGCTGCAGCATGTCCCTGAGCCTGCCGGCACGAGCGGTCAAATCGCGGTATTCGACACGCATGCGGTCCTGGTAGCCGGAGGCCTTGGCGCTCGCTGGTTCCGCTTGGTCGGCGGCGGCGAGCACTTCGATGGCTTGGCGCAGGTATCCGTCGCGGATCCATTCGGATGCGGTATTCCATTCCTCGTGGATGATTTCGGTGGAGTCCTTGCGGAGTGCCCATTTGAGTCCGAACAGACGTTCGGCGACGGCTTCGGTGCGCGCGTCGGTCGGCGGCAGTGGCGGTTCGAGTGTTTCCTTACTCATGGTTTCCTCTTTCCTGGGTGGGATGATTTTCGGCCGATTCCCAGATGCTGTGCCAGAGCATCCGGATAACCCAGTCGGGCATTTCGGTCCAGATGGTCAGGTGCGTCGAGACGGCTGAGGCTTTCCACCACCTGCCGCAGACGACGCAGTGCTGCAGGCGGTGGCGTGGGAAGGTGTCACGCCCTGGTCCGATGCCGTTGCTGGCGCAGATAGCGGTCCCGAAAGCATTCCGGCACAGATGCGGAGTCCGGTCTTTCATTCGTCGGCCTCCGATTGGGACAGGCGCCACCGATCGAAAAGACGGTAGGCATCCAGCGAGATGGCTCGGACTGGACTGAATTTCATCCGCCACATGCAGTCGGCGCACACCTCCGAGGCGGTCTTCGCCTGATCCATATAGGCAAGATGCACGGCATAGACCGGACTGGACACCCGCCTGCAACACAGATCGCACGTATGCATATCCTGCGTGGTCAACTCGTCACGCCGGCACTGGAACGGGTTCCGCGCATCACGCTCCTCCACGGCATCGGCGAGCGCCTCCCGAATCTTGTCCTTGGCGTTGATGTAGGTGTGGTATCGAATCGACGCACTTTCCTCGAGAGGCTTATTGCCATAACGCTGTCCGGCTCTCGCGGCCTCGAGTTCCTGGGCGATGAGTTTGTTGAGCACACCGATGGCGATGTCTGCTTCACTGTTTCTCATTTTGTTTCCTCCTTGGCTTTGACGCATTCGGGGCAGAGGCTGTCGGTGAGGTCGGTGGAATTGACTTGCCATCCCTCGTATTCGAGCCGGTGCAGAGGTCCGATCTCGCGCTTGCGGCATTCGCGGCATGAGAGATGGCGGTGGTTCGGGCAGAGGCTGTCGTCCGGATAGTCACGGTCGATGTGCCATCCCGCGGCTTCCAGTTCATCCGGCGCTCCACTGTCGGTGATGTCGCAGTCATGGCATTCGACGTGCCAGTGGAGCGGGCAGTAGTGCCTGCCTTGGAGCTCGTCGCATTGCCAGCCGTGGTCGGCGGCCTCGTTGTCGGCGTCCTCGTAGGTCGCGTCATAGACGGAAAGGCTTGTGTGGCACTCGTCGCAGACGACGAACAGCTCATAGATTTCCTGGTAGCTCATCGCTCAGGATCCTTGTCCGCTCCGCTCACATGGCTCCAGTCGCAGGACAGGCCGCCTTGCTTTCCCTATGCGTAGACGACGCAGTCCACCTTTCGTGTATCGGACAACGTGACGGAGCACTCGTAGAAACCATGGGCGGTGCCTCCATCGGTGCATTGCGAGTCGATGGGTTTGGCCGCATGCGCCTGCGTGGATGCTTTGGCCGCGCTCCCGCATCCGGCGAGCGCGACGCATAGTGCGAGGGTGATGGTGGTGAGTGCGGCGCAGATGATGTTTCTCATCGGTTTTTCTTTTCCTTGTGTGTGGTCCAGTAATTCCAGTTGCGGATGGCGCGGTTGAGGTTCGGTCTGCCGGTTTGGATGATTCCGTGTCGCATCCGGCAGGCCGGGCAGACGCATACCCAGATGGCTGCGACGTGTTTCCGGTTGTCCATGCGGTAGCAGCGGCCGGCTTGGACGATGATGGGTTGCGCCTTGCCTCATTCGGGGCATGGTACCGGTCGTCTCCATTTGCGTGGGTGTTCCGGCGAGTATTGGATGGTCGTGTTGAAGATTTTCATTGGTCATTCCTTTCCGTAGATGGCGAGGCATCTGATGCCTTCGCTCCGACTGTTGGAACAGGTGTTCGGATCGTGGTCGATGATGTCCAGGCCGATGCCTTGGAAGCGGAGGGTGGCGGTGCCGTCGGGCCGGCGTATGAGTTCGAGGCGTCCGTCGATGACGACGTCGTCGTTGGTGCGGGCGATGCAGCGGCGGCCGATCAGGATGGCCGGGTCGGCCGACCGCCATTTGCGCAGTGGGACGTTGACGCTCACCGCACGTCCTCGCCTTCGTTTTTGCCCTGGGCGTCTTTTTCGGCGTCGTCGTAGCCTTCGTCGTACACGTCGTCGAGCAGGGTCTGGAATTCGGGCGAGGCGAAGAACGTGCGGATGGCGTCCTTGGCGATGCGCCGCCATGGCTCCTTGTCCTCCATGGCCATCTCGTTCCATGGGCGTGGATGGCGGTGGCCGTTGCGATACCAGCGCAGGTAGATGGCCTTGGCCACCTTGTTCTGCGTCTCCAGACTGATCGGGACGTTTCCTTGGTCTGCCATGATGGTTCCTTTCAGTACGTTTCAGGTGGTTCCGCGGCGGTGCGGGTCGCGATGATGTAGGCGGCGAGCGCGACGCAGAGTGTGAGGATGATGAGCACGGCGTGCAGTGCGAGCCATTGGACGGGGATCCAGTAGTGGAGGCCGTAGCCGATGATCGGCCGGATGATGGCGTGTGGCACGAGCAGCAGCGCGGCGAAGGTGAACAATGTGGCGAACCAGTCGCCGACGCGGTTGGAGATGCGGTTGATGGTCTGTTTCATTCGGGTTCCTTTCAGTGTGGTTTCATGGCCGGTTGGCCATCCAGCCGATCAGGATGGCGGCGCATAGGAGGATTACGGCGGCGACGTCCATCACATTGCTTCTTTCGTGGCGATGTATCGGGCCGGATATTCGGAGAGTCGGCGGATGAGGCGCGCGTATTGATGGATGTCGCGGTCGAGGCAGGTGCTGGTGCGGTGGGCGCTGGTTATAGGCGTCTCCCCTTCCGGCTTCACGTCCCATCCGGCGGCTTCGAGACTGTCGCGGATGGTGGCCATGTCGATGCGGTGGTGGTGCAGTGGGAGGTTCGGGCAGAGTCGGCCGATGAAGTCGAGGCCGAACTGCGGATTGCTGCCGGCCGGATGGAGAGTGAACGATTGCGCGAGGCTGTCGACATATTCCTCGAGTCCGTTTGCCGTCGCCGCTTCCGTGTATCCGGCATCGAATGCGTCCTCGAGCAGTCCGTTGGCGCAGTGCATGCGCCATGCCTTGAAGTTCTCATCGGTGATGGAGACGTTTCGTTCCGCCAATCCGATGACGCGGTGGAAACCGCCGACGCACAGCACGCCTTTCATGTCGGTGCAACGCAGTTCCACCTCGAGGATCCTGTCATGGTCCGGGTCGAGACCCGTGGTCTCCACGTCCACCCACAGCAGCATGTCCTCTTTGGCTTTTTCCTCGCTCATCATTGGTTTCCTTTCGTTCGGAGGAGAATGATTTCGGTCTGCGTGAGCGGTGTCGCGGTACCGTCCATGTTCAGCAGCATCCACCGGCCTTCCCAGTCGAACACCGGCACATCACGCGGATCCGCGCCGAACGGCACGATTAATCCCAGTCGCTCCGCCTCGGCCACATGCTGGTGAACCCACCCATGGCAGCCGGTCGTGCCCGAACCGCACAACTCGACGATGTTGGCCGGACTGTGCCTCACATCCGGATCCGCCGCCCGCCGCAGCTGACGGTGATGGCCGGAACGTCCGGGCCAGCATGACGGGTCATGGATGTTCGTCCCGCAACGCAGGCAATGCCAACCCTGCCGCTCCAAGGCGGCACGCTTCGAATCGGCAAACTCACTCACAACGCACCCCCTCCTGCATCAGGCCGTCGACCAACACCAAACACGAAGTGCAATTGGTCCTCAACCCGGCCGCCATCGCCACGATGCCGTCATCCGCCCTGCCACCGGCGAGCGCTCGCAGTTCGATTGTGCTGGCGGTCTGGGCGGTGTCGGTGAGGAGTTGGGCGAGTCTTTCGAGTTGTTTCCTGGTCATTGGTTGTTCTCCTCGTCTTCTTCGTTTTCGTCGGAGTCGGCTTCGGTGATGGCGGCGATGAGCTGGTCGAGGTGGCTGGTTTCGTCGTCGGCGGGCGTGTAGCCGAGGTCTTGGAGGATCTGGTAGTAGCCGGGGATGCGTCTGCTGATGTCGTTGACGGTGGTCCAGTCGGTCGGATCGATGAACCATTCGAAACGTGCGGCGAGGATGGATGCTGCTTCCAATGGCCAGTCGTCGGTCTGCAGGCTGATGCGGGCGGCCGTCGGGGCGTCTTCGGCTGTGATGCCGGTGATCTTCTCGTATTCCTCGCGGCTTCCGGTGTGGTCGTTCCAGTTGGTGAGGGCGTCGGTGAAGCCGCCTGGGAATGGGTCGATGATCTGCAGGAGTCCGAGCCGGGCCGTGGTTTCGACGAGCTTGGCGCGTTTGATGCCGTGGAGATGGCCGTGGAGCCATGCCATGCGCTTGTCTGCTGATGCGGCGGCGTATTCCTCGAGCGCGTGCCTGCGGGCGTCGCGTTCGGCTTGTTCGGCGGCGCGTCGGGCTTCCTTTTCGGCGTCGGCGGTCTTGTCGCGGCGGGTCCAGAGGTAGACCTGCTGCGAGACCGTGTGGATGGATACGGCTGCGGGGTTATGTTCGCGGATCTTCTCGATGGCTTCTTCGGGAGTGCCGGTGGATGGGAACATGCAGCCGAGGTAGCGCCACTCCGGGTCGTTGAACGGCTTTTCGGGGTCGGGGATGAGGTTGATGCCGCTGTCGGGCTCCACGAGGAGCGCGGCGACCGATTCGATCCATTGCCGGTCGTTCTCATCGCGTTCGATGCGGCTGAGGGTGTAGTCGAAGTTCGAGGTGCCGGCCGCCTGCGCGAGCTTCTTCTGCAGATCCGGACGGCCGTCGTATCGCGCTATGGCCACGAGCTGGCCGATGGTGAGCTGGCTGAAATCGTCGCGGGTCGCTCTGACCTCGTTGTCGATGCTGGCGGCCTTGGCGCGGTCACGCACGTAGTCGCTGCTTCGGCCGAGCTGGTGGGCGACGCTGGCGGTGGTGGCTCCGAGGTCGAGCATGCCCTGGATGGCGTCGGCCTCCTCCAACGCGGTGAGCTGTTCTCGCTGGCAGTTCTCGGTGACCATGGCTTCGAGCTGCTGCAGTGGGTCGAGGTCGAGCACGAAGCATGGGACGGCTCCGGTTCCGGCCTGTTTGCATGCGGCGAGTCTGCGGTGGCCGGCGATGACGCGATAACGCTGGCCGTGGGGCACGACGCTGAGGGGCGAGAGGAGGCCGTTGGCTCTGATGCTGTCCGCGAGGTCGGTCACGTCGCCGATGTTCTTGCGTGGATTGTCCGGGTGCGGGTCGATCAGGCTCGTGTTGATGAGCTTGATTTCACTGCTCTGGTAGTTGCTCATTGCTTGTTCTCCTTGCTGGTTTCTTGCTGGTTGAGTTCGTCGGCGCATGCCTGGCATGCCTGCCACCATTCGCTTGGATGTCCGCCGCGGAGGCTGCCGGTGTGGTCGTATTCGTCCTCATGTGGATCCATGAGCTGGTGGACGTGTTCGCAGTTCCAGGTGTGCTTGTGCTGGCGTGTTGGCGTGACTGGTTCGGGCGCCCATGTCTCCCACTGGTCGCGGAGCCATGTGTTGAGCCTTGGAATGTGGCCGCTGCGGACTTGACCGTCGGTGACGGCGCGCTTGTAGCGGCGGAGCGCGGTCTGGAGTCGGGTCAGTTCGACAGGGTTTCCGGCGATGGCCGCGTACAGGCTTCGCGCCTCGGCTTCGGTCTTGCGGCCTTTCGCGCCGACGGATCCGGGATAGGCTTCGGCGAAATGGTCGAAGCCGGATTCCGGCGTGGCAGGTTGCTTCGCGGTGCCGGCGGGAGGGGTCGGAGAGGGATTATCGGTATCGGTATCGGTTTTATGCCATGTTTTTGCTTGGCTGTCCTCTAGCAACTTGCTAGACGGTTTGCTACCTGTCTCGCTACTGTTTTGCTCTTCGTTTGCTTGGCTGTTTTCCGGCAAGTCGCCAGACGTTTGCTTGGCTTTCTGGTTGGCGGCCTTGCGGCGTCCGCCCTTGCTTCCGGCCTTGCGGCGCGCCTCGCGTTGCTCTTCGGTCAACACTCGGGGCTCCCTGCAGATGCCTTCGGCATAGACCGGACGCCATCCTCCGTCGTGCTCCTCCATGAGGCCGGAGTCGATGAGCTGCTGGAGTTGTTTCATGGTGCCGCCGGCGTCCTTGAGATCGAGCTTGTCGAAGTGGCCTGGATACGCGGCCGGGTCCTTCGACTGCATCGAGATGCCCTTGGAATGGATGACGCACAGCTTGACCCACAGGCCGACGGTGGCGAGAGGCAAGCGGCGGATGCGCCTGTCGTCGGCCATCTGGTCGTCGATGATGAACCACATCTCTTCTTCTCCTTCTGATGGTTCAGATTTCGCCGGTGTCCGGATCGACGGTCGCCTCCACGTCGCCGTCGTCCATGTCGAGACTGCGGCGCAGGTCGTCGATGAGGATCATCTGCCGTGACGTGGCCGGTTTCGCGCACATGTTCTCCATGGCCAGGCCGGCGTCGAGGATGCGCTGCGCGAGGTCGGCGCAGTCGTACACGGCTTCGGTGATGGCGTGGATGCCGCCCCACTTGTCGATGTGCTCCTGCTTGTTTTTGGTGTCCATGACGGTGCGGCATGCCTTGAGCACGATGGCCGCGGCCTTGGTGACCTGCTGGGTCTTGCCGATGAGGTCGATGAGCGTGTCTGGCGTGGCCTCCTGCGGGATGAGCGCCTGTTGTTCGCTGGCTTTCATTGCTGCTTCTTAAAATTCCGGTTCCGGATCGGTTTTGCCGAAGTCTCCGAATGACGATTGGTCGGACGCCGGCGCGCCCCACGGATCATCGGCCGGAGGCTGGGCGGGTTGCTGGGTCTGCGATGGCTGTTGCGGCCGTTGGCTCCACCCCCCGG